GCGCGTGGGGAGCGTGTCGGAGCGCTCGATCCTGGCCCGGATGGCGTCCACAAGGCCCGCCTCGGCGGCGTCCTCCGAGAGTTCCGTTTCGATCCGCGCAACGTGTTCGATCTGTTCGAGCACCCCGCGCAGCCCGCGCAATTCCCCGACCGTCATCTCCTTCCAGTTCTTCGCCTCGGCGGCCCGGAGGAGCCAGTCGGGGACGTCCGCGCCGCTGTCAGCGAGCGTCCCGAGGGCGGCGGCGACGGCCTCCCGGCGCCTGTCCAAGGACTTCACCGACGGGCTGGAGATGAGGTCGTAGGTCTCCAGTAGTGCGTCGATGGCCTCAAGATGCCCCCCTCCCGCCTTGCCGATCCTCGCACGGGTTTCCTTCCGCTCGAACCTCTTGGCCCATTCATGGGTTCGTTCCGCCCACTCCAGGGCCTCGGTCGCCTCACGGTAGAGCGCGTGGTTGAGGATCTGCCTACGGGTGGCGTCGGCCATCGCCTGCCAGTCCCCGGAGGTGAACGCCTTGACCGCATCCCGGGACGCCCGGCGCTCCGCGGACAGGTAGGTCCCGGGCTTGATGTCCCGCCACCTCTTCCCCTCGATCATCTCCTTGGCCCGCTGGTTGACCCGCGCATCCGTGCGCCCGAGGTGGCCCACACGGGCGGCGAGCCCTTTGAACTTGGCGAAGTCCTCGGACATGAGATGCTGAAGACGCAGTTCGAGGAGTTCCTGGGTCCGCCCGGAATGGATCTCCCGCTGCGCCCAGTCGTGGAGCGTGGCGGGGAAGGAGTAATCCTCCCCGGCGTGTCTGGCCCTGTAGATCCCCTCGGCCTCGCGTTCGACGACATCCTTGAGGAAGGCTTCCCCGGCGTTCCGGGCGGCCGTGGCAACCCCCTTCTCCCGGGCCTTGATGAGGTCGTGGAGTTCCTTCTGCGCTTCGATGGTCTGGATCAGGTTCTCGAGGGCGTCGGCGGCCTGCCGGCCGGAGAGCTTCCGGGCCTCGGCGGCGGCGGTCTTGCGCCGCTCTTTCATGTCGTTGAGGAATCCGACCGTCGCCTCCATCCAGTCGTAGAGGGTGTCGGAGTCTGGGGAGGAGATCACGCCACGGTCGAACATTTCCCGGGCGAGTTCGTCGGACGCCACGCCTGCACCCTTCTTGGCCTTCCAGCCCTTCGGGATGCGTTTCATCTGCGCGTCGTCGGTGGGGCGGACGCCTCCGCGGGCCTTGATCTGGTCGAGCAGGGATTTCAGGTCGGCGGTGGCGGCGTCGATTTCTACCTTGATGGCGGCCTCAAGGCGCTTGGCGAATCCCGGTTTCCCCTTGAGGACATCCCCCCTTTCTTCCTTTACGGACTCGTTGATGGCCTCCATGGCGGCGCGTTCGTCTTCGAGGTCCCGGAGTTCCCTGCGGATCTCGGCTTCCGATGCGCTGGAATGCCCGGCGCGGGCCTGCAATCCCTTGAGGGCCTCGATCATGGCCCCGGGGCCTGGGTAGCCGAAGGCGTGGGCGGCGGCCTCAAGGCCGTAGCCACCGCGATTGGCGGTGATCCCGACGGGGATGTGGTCGAGGACGCCGGGCTCGAAGGCTTCGAGGGCCTGCCGGTCGAGCCGGATCCGTGGGCTGCCCTTGGGGAGCTTCGACCCGTCGGGCATCCGGTGCCGCTGGAGCCGGAACACCATCTGCACGGCGGGATCCCGCTCCCACTTCTGCCTCACCTCGGCGCGGATCCCGGCCATTTCCGCCTCGATGGCCTTGCCGCGCTTCTTCTGGATCTCGGCCATGATCCGGGCGGTGAGCGCGGCATCCGCCCCCCGGGAGGCCCGGTCGAGGGCGTCCTTATAGGCCGCCGCCGTCCTCCCCACCATCCCCATCTGTTCGGCGGTGGGGCCGGTGTAGAGCCCGGAATCCATCGCCGCCGCCTGGATCTCGGCTTCCGAGGCCAGCATCCGGTCGAAGACGCCCCGGATCTCGGGAGTGACGAGCTGCGTCCCGCTCACCGTCCGGTACAGCACCTTGATCCAGTTCTTGAAGGCGTCGAAGATTTCCTGGAGCTTGGAGGTCGGGGCCTTCCCGGTCCCAAGGTACTCCTCGAACGCCTCCGCGAACTTCTCGTGGTACGGACGGCGGCCCTCGATGCCGAGCTTGTCCCACGCCTCGGCGTTCTTCACGCCCATCCATTCGAGGATCAACTGCCAGTCGTCCTTGACGGCCTGCGTGGCCCGTGGGAGCGCGGCGGCCCATGAGTAGATTTCGAGCCAGTGGTGGGCAGATTCGTGCATGAACGTGGTGGGATCGGCGGATTGGAAGAGGCGGATGATCGGCTGGGCGCCGGTCAGCGCGGCGGGGGTGTACCTGCCACGGGGGCCGGATGCGCCGTGGGCGTCCAACCCATCCTCCACCCCACCCTCCCCGCGCATCACCGTGGGCGCGGTCTTCTCGTAGAGTTCCGCCGCCGTCATCCCGATCTTGGGGGCGAGGACGGAGTGCATGGCGGCAAGCACGGTCGCATTCGCCCGGGCCTGCTGGGGAGTGTAGCGCCCCGTGGCCTCAACCCGTCTGGCGAGGTCGTCGATGATGGCCTTTTCCTCGGCCAGCCTTGCCTGTTCATCGGCTTCCGCCTGCCTGTTCTCGGCTTCGACGGCGATCCTGAGTTCGTCGAATTCCTTGGACGTGAGCGCCGAGGGGTCTTCAAGGAGGAGGCCGGTGAGCTTCGGGTCGATCTTCGCGCTTTCGGCAACCGCCCGACCGGGGAGTTCCACGGCCCTCCCGGCGATGAGCGCCTGATCGTACTCCTCCCCTCGGCCTCCCAGCTTTTCGATCAGTTCCCGGGCGGTGGGCTTGCGGCCCGCCTCGTCGGGCTTCGCCTCCTGCGCGTAGGCGTGGAGGTCTTCGATGGGGATGTACCTCGGCCCGCCCTTGTCCAGGACATCCATGATGGGGGCTTCGAGCCGTGCCGCCGTCTCGGGGTCGGCAAGGCCGAGAGCCTGAAGCCTCTTCCCGATCTCCTGCATCCTCTCGGGATCGGCCACGGGGGGCTTGACCCTTCTGGCGATGACGTCGGAGGCGAGGCCGAATCCGGCCCCCCCCCCTCGCATGGCCCAGAAAGCGCCGAGTTCGATCAGGGATTCCTCGGCGGTCGGCCAGCGCATGGGGGTTCCGCCGAAGGCTTTGAGGAGGTCGGTGACGCGCTCCTCGCCGTACTCCCCGAGGATGCCGTTGAATCCGGCCCGCCTGAACGCCTTGGCCGCGCCCGCCGTGAACTTGCCGATGGGCAAGTCCGGGGCGAGGGCCTTCCATGCCGTCCTGAGCGGGGCGCTGATCTTGTCCCCCACCACGTCGAGCGCCGCGCCCGTGCGTTCCCCCGCGATCTCCGCGAGCACGTCGAGCGCCGCCCGCGGGATGGCGGTCCAGTATGGCTCTCCGGTCCCCGGCACCACCTTGGCGACGTACCCGTGTTCTCCGGCGTCTAGGGTGAGTTGCCCGGTCTCCCTCCGGGCGACGTTCTCGAGGGCCTTCACGCCCCCGGTGAGCGCGGCGACGGCGGCGCTCCCGCCTGCCCAGCCGGAGACGGTGCGGGCCATGCGCCGGGCGACGACGTTCTTCAACAGCCCGGCGACGGCCTCACGAGACGCCCGCTTCGCCCCTGCATAGATCCCTGCGGACGCCGCCATCTCCCCGGCGAAGGGGACGCTGGAAGCAATGATGTCCGCGATCTTCGCCCCCCAAGTCGATCCCCTGCGCTCGGCCGCCATCTGCATCCGGGCGTAGTTCGTGAGGAGCGCCTGTTCGTCCTCATCCAGGGGCTTCCCCGCCTCGTCCTTCTCCGCGGCGCTCAGGAGGGCGAGGGCGCGGGCGGCGGGGAGCACGTCCTGCCCGAAGGGCATCCACGCGAGGGGGTTGTCCTCGTACTTTCGGACGACGGCCTCGATCCAGTCCACGGGCTCGACGCGCCCGATGAATTCCTCGCGGTCCTGGATCTCCCGCAGGATCTCATCCCGGATGGCCTCCTCCGGCTTCGGGGCCGGCAGGATGGGCATGACCGCCTCGCCGCCCCCGGTCGGGACGGGCTCGATTGGCCTCTTCTGGAGTTCGACAAAGGCTTCGGCCTCACGCTTGGCGCGGGCCTTCGCCAGCCGGGCCGCCTCGGCCTGCTGTGCGGAGGGCGGCAGAGACCACAGATGGGCGGGCCTGCGAAGGTACTGCTCGGTCTGGCCGAGCTTGACGATCTCCTCCCAGGTGAGCGCCCCGGCGCGGAAGACCCCCTGCTGGAGGAACTTGGCCGCCGAGGGGGAGTTGGTGAGGTATTCGTCCCGGTTGAACTTCCTGTAGAGCAGGTTCCGCTCGATGGTCTCGAGGTCGTCGGCCACGATCTCGGGCGGCAGGTTCGCCCCGGCTGCGGCCTTGAGCACGCGCCTGGCGGCTTCCGGGCTCACCCCCCGGGAATCCTGGAGCTTGAGGGAGAACAGTTCCCCGCGTTCCCGGTCGATCTGCCCGAATATGTCTGCGAAACCGTCCGGATCACGGTCGGCGGCGGCATCCTCATCCGGGCGGGACAGTTCGGCATCTATGCTCGAGAACATCTCCCGGAATGCCCTGGCCTCGGGGTCCTCATGAGCCTTCGGGGTCGTGCCTGCCGCCGCCGCCTCGTCCTGCTCTCCGGGGACCCGCATCAGCGCCCTTCCTTCCTGACCCGCTCCATGAGGGCTTTCACGCCCTCCTTTCCGGCCTCATACCTCGTGGTGTAGGTTTCGCGGATCAGGAGGTTGAGGGCATCATCGCTGTCGATGGCGTGGCCTCCGGCCCGGGCGTTGCTCAGGATGAACGCGCGGATCTCGTCCTGCGTGGACTTCGGGATCCGCTCGAGGGGGGTGAACAGATTCTTACGCTCCGCGGCCGGAAGGGTGACGCTGGGGACGCGCTTTTTGTCCTCGAAGGGGTCGAAGAAGGGGATGAACCAGTTCGCCCAAGACTTCCATGGGACCGTCTTGACCACCTCGTCCCGAAGCACCTCCCGGGATAGCTTCTGGAGGTCCGAGTCCGACGGGGCGGTCTTCCCCTTGCCCTCCCCTTTCTTCCACTCCTCGATTCTAAGCGCGAGGGCCTGTTCCGCCCGGTCGAGCATCTGGGCTTGGGCGGGGTCAAGGCGTCCCTTGGAGTCCGGCGTGAGAAGCGGTGTTTCCGTGTCCATCATGACCAGCCGCATCGTCTCTCGGGGAGACAGGATGGCCTTTGCCCGCTCGAGGTTCCCCTTGCGGGCGGCTATCCAAGCCTCCTTGGCGAGCTCGTATTGGCGGGCGTCCATGCCACGGGTGGCAAGGTCGAAGGCTGCGAATCCGAGCTTGGAAAGCTCGTGAGGTTGGTCGACCACCCGGCTGAAACGGTCCCACGCCTCGGGGTTGTATTTCGGGCTGCGATCCGCCAGACGGTCCCGGAGGGCGGCAGGCAGGGAAAGGGCCTTGGAACGCTCGGACGGCGACAGGACGGCCCCGGAATCCACCTTCCTCGCCAGATCCTCGTATAGGGCTTCCTGCGCGTTCCTGCGGGCCTCCTCGCGCTGACGGACCCCGTAATCTACGGCCTGATTCACCATCCGCCGTGTCTCAGGGTCCTTGCCTTCCAAGGCTTTCGCTTTAAGCGCGGGAATTTCCTCATCCGGGGCGGCAAGGAGTTCCGAGGAGATCCGGGCGACTTCCGCATCCCGCCTGCTTTCCTCAACCACCCGTTTGAGCCCGGCCCGGAGGCGTTCGTCGAGCGAGGGGGCGACCTGATCGTAGTACGCCTGAGCCTCGGCGGCCTTCCCGTCGTCAGCGAGTTTTTGGATGGCGGCGGAATGGACTCCCGCCTGGGCCTGAAGAGTCTCCTGCACGAGGACATCCCGGGTCCAGCCCATGCGCCGGCCGCGTTCGGCCATGATTCCGGCGATCTTCCCGAGGGCGACGGGGGCATTCCGTGGGTCGGCGGCGGCCAGTTGGTGCCACGACGCGATCCCCGCCGACGCGGCCTCCTCGGCCACCACGGCCATCTGCTGGCCCTCGTGCTGGGAGAGCCTGGCTTCGAGCCCTCGGCGGCGGTTCTCCACCATCTCCGCGTAGGCACGTTTCAGGGTGGGGGAGGTCAGGCCCCTGGAGCGTTCCTCCACGATCCTGCCGTACCCTGCCATGACCCGATCCGTGGCCCCGAAGGCGTTCTTCCCCTTCTGCCAGATCGCCCCTTTCTCGGGAGCATAGACTTCTCCCATCTCGTAGTCGTTCAGGATCTTCTCTTCCTCGTTCAGCCTGGCCTGCTCGGCTTCCTGCCTGGCCTGGAGCATCAGCCCCATCGCCATGCGATCCGCATCCCCGGCCATCCCCCGGGCCTCGGCGGCGACCTGCGAGCGGGATTCCCCGCCCCCCAAGGCTTCAAGGGACGGTGCGCCTGGCATCTGGACACCGGGGATCTGCTCGGGCAGGACGCTTCGGCCCTGGACGGTAGGCACGGTGGGCATTAGTAGTACCCCTCATCGTCAGGGACCGCGCGATCCCAGCGGTAGGCCGCCCGGGCGGCCTCCCGGGCCACCCTCATCCCGCCCGTGGCAAGCGTATTCTGGGCTCGGTTCCGAAGCGCCCGGGCATTCCACCCGCCCTGGATCAGCCCGAGACCCCCGCGAGTCTCGTACCCCCACGCCTCCCGCCACGCATTGTTCGCCGCCGTCTGGGCATCCAGCATCCCGAGGAAGGCGGTATCCGCGGTGATATCCCCGATGCTCCCGGTCCTCGGATCGATGTTCGACGCCGCTGCGCGGGCTCTCTGGGCGGCCTCCATGGCCCGCGCCCGGTGGCGCGCCGCGCTTTCGACGGCCCGCCCCCTGTCCAAAGCCTGCCGGGCGCGGATCTCGTCGAGCTTCGCGTTGAACCTCGCCCCCGACTTCTCCATCCTCGCAGCAAGCCTCATCGCCCGCGCCTGCGCATAGGCGTCGTAGGCCGTGTTCGTGATCCCCGCCAGCGTGGACAGCATCCCGGCCATCGCCATCGCCTCGGCATTCTGGCTTCGGTAGAGCGCGGAATAGTCCGTGAGCGGGTCCATCGAATACCCGCCCGCCCCGGACTCCCCTTCAAGACGCATCGCCGGTTCCGCCATCGCCTACCCCCTGAACGGGACGAGCCCCGCGGGCATCACCGCCAACAACGTGCAGGGAACCGGATCCACCTGACGGAGGAAGATCCTCCCGTTGGAGTTCCATTCCCCCGCGATGTTCACCGACACCACCCCGGTCGTCAGGTCCGCGGGCTCATTGTACCCCTCTTCGTTTCTCAGCTTGAGTTCCGTGAGCTTGAGGGGCGCCGATTCCCCGGTGGGATCGGCGTCCCCGGGGTCGGCGGCACCCACCCATAGCCCGCGGGTCTTCTCCACATGGAGATTCACTGCCGTGATGATCTTCTTCTTATCCGCGACCGTCTCCCCCTGCGCCACGTCGATATCTAGCGTCTCCAGGTCCGAGAGGTAAGGCAGGCCGACGTGGAGGACGACGGCATGCGTCCCGAAGGTCGCCTGCCCGCCGGACACCGTGACCGTATCGTAGGCCGGATTGTTCGGGTTCGCAAAAACATTCCCGTCACCGAACGCTCCGACGCTCTTCCCCTCCAGATGCCATAGGCCCGTGAGGGTGGCGACCGCAAGCCCCCACTCGGTCAGCGCCGTGCTTCTCATCCCGGCCGGGACCGTCGCATGGGGCTTCCCCGTCACCACCGTGGACGACGTATACCCGTCGATGCTCAGGCGGATCAGCGTCCCATCCGGGCCGACAAGGTGGACCTGCTTCCCAACGTCCGTCGCCGCAAACGTCGCCGCGGACGCCGTGCAGGTCAAGGTGTCCTGGTACGTCCACCCCGCCCCCGTGGCGAGGGTCATGGTTGTAGACCCCGTGTGCCACCCGTCGTAGGTCTTCGCTGAGTCCAAAAACACCATATCCTCGACGGCATCCTCGTCCACATACCGGGACGCCATGCGCTCGATATGGCGGTAGGTCACGCCGTCCACCACCCGCTTGACCGCAAAGTAGGGGACATCCTCCTCCCCCTCCGGGACCACCGTGACCTGCTCGATATCCCCGTCCGTGTCGTGTCTGGCCCAGGCGAGGATCCCGTGTTCCCGCACATAGGTCAGGCTGAGGGCCGTGCCGTCCGACCGGACGGCCCAAACGGTCTGGTTCGGGCTTTGGGCGTAAGCCCAATCCCTGACCGTGTACCCCTCGAACAGGTGCGTGGAGTAGATGGTCAGGTCGCTCGTCGAGTACCCATCCGCCTCGAAGTTCCACCCGAGGTCCCGGACGATGTTCCCCCTGGCCTGGACGTACAGGCAGATGTTCCCGATCACGATGGGCCTCAGCGTCGAGGCCCCGTTGTATCCATACTGCTTGGCGTTGACGGAACCGGGGAGGATGGCCCCGGAGGAATCCCCCCTCACGGCCCATTCGCCCCCCTGGGTCAGGACCACCATCGAGGTCCCAAGATCGACGATATGCCGCACCGCGTTGACCTGCTTCCCGACAAGGCTGAACGTCACGGGATCGGTGTCCAGCGTCGGCTCTCCGACGGAGTAATTCAGGTAGTACCCCGTCGCGGACCCGTAGATCGTCTCGCTGGACGACTCCGTGCCGCCGAGGAAAAGCCGCTGCTGGTAGTACCCGCATGCCGCAGGGTAGTTCCCGGACCCGAAGAACGGGTCTCGCTTGAATCTGGGTTCGGTGGTCAGGTCCGGAGTGAATCCCGTGTTCGTGAACGTCTGAGTGGCCAGAGTCGGATCCTGCCCGATCTCCCCGATGATCCCGAACGCCTTGGCGGTGTTGTCGTACTGGTAGATCCTGTACGTCGCCACCCCGTCCCTTCTCGGCCAGGAGATCGTGTGCGGCATTCCTGCGGAGGCCGTCGCCAAGAGGGCCTGGGGCGCAATCGGGTAGATGTACCCGCCGGAGGAAAACGTCTCGGTGATATCCAGCGGGGTGCCGTCGATTCTGGACAGCGTAAGCGTGGTCGTGCTGGGCGTCGTCCTGACGACGTACTCCCTCCGGTGGGCGAATCTCGACGTGGACGGCTCGTAGGTGGCGGCGTCTTGCACGTCCTCCATGTAGACGTAATCCCCGGCCACGAGGTTATGCACCGCGGAAGTCGTGATGACGTCCGAGCCCGTGTTCCACGAGGAAACCGTGGTCCCGAGCAGGTAGAAGTGCCACGGCAACGACTCCTCCCCGGTGAGGGCGTCCACTGCCGTGACGAGGTAGCGGTAGGACACCGCCCCCGCCGTGCCCGTGTAGCTGGTCGCCTTTAGCCTCGTCACTGCCGAGGACGAATCCGACGACTCGAAGCCCGTCTCGAAGTACGCCATCACCAGCTTCCAATCCGCGTCCCCGAACCTGAGGAGCTTGCGGACCTCGTAAGCAGGGTGCGTGACGATCACCACGTCGGCGCTTTGGGCAATCTGGAGGTCTTGAAGGTCCTCCTCGTCGTATGGGGTCTCCACCTCGTAGACTTCCTCGACGGTGCCCCCGGACCCGTATGACCCCCACCCGGACGAATCGACGTTGCCGCCCTGGATGTAGGTCAACTCGAACGTGTTGGCCGCGAGGTTGACGTTGGCGATCTCGAACGTCCTCCCGTTGATGTTCGGCCCCATCGCCCCCGCCACGCCGCTGATGTAGACGTGATCCCCGTTCGCGTAAGTGTCCGTGCCTCCGTAGGTCACCACGGCGGGATTCGCGTTGGTCACCCCGGTGATCGACTGGCCGGCAGCCCTGATCGGAGCTCCGTTCCTGTGGAACCTGAGATACTGGTGGCCGAACTCGAGAACGTAGGTCTGGTCGTTGTTGAAGACGAACGAGCGAAGCGCGACCGTCCTGCCTGGCTCCTTGCACTCCGCGACGAACTTCAAGCCCGCCCGGTTCCTTGCGCCCCCGGACTTCATCACCTCGAAGTTCCTGAGCGTCTTGGCCCCCTGGGCGTACCTCGCCTGGTCCACCCGGGCCCGGAGGGCGGGGGCCAGCTCCCCCCCCGCAAAGCTGCGCTGGGCCAGCGTCACCACGGGCTAATCCCTCGCCCGGTCGAATTCGCTCTCGGGCTCCTCGTCGGGCTGCTCCTCGTTCGCCGCCGTGCCTGCCGCCCGGCTCATGGCGATCTCGTAGAGCTGCGCCGCCCTGCGCCCCAGCCCGAAGGGGTCCCCAGCCGTGAGTTGCGGAGCCGCGAGGAAGGCCAGCTTCAAGCTGAACGCCTGGACGAAATCCGCCGTCCAGGATGTCACGTCGTCGGAGGCGCGGATCGTCCACTCCCCCTGGGCGTCCTCCTCGTCCGTCAGGATCAGCCTCCCGCCGTCGCCGTCCGAGATGATCCGGTAGGGGATCTTCGACTGGCGGGTATCCGTCCGGGCGCCGGAAAGTATCCTGCGGAACGCCGCGCAGTCCGTCGGGTAGACGTAGGAATAGGCCCACTCCTCGTTCGGATCCTCCTCGTCGAGGGTCAACGTGCCGATCTTGGCGAGGAACGGCCACGGGAAGGCCCGCACCATCTCATCGAGCGCGGTGTCCCAGAGGCGGCGCATCGTCCGGGCCTCCTGGGAATTCTCCGTTTCGAGATTGGCGATCTCCTTGGCGACCCCAAGGTGGGCCAGCGCCAGATTCGCAATCTCCGTGTCGCTCGATGCCATCGTGCGGGTCCTCCGGCGTTAGAAGGGGGCGAGGCCGGGATGTGCGACCGGCCCCGCCCCCCTGGAAGATGAGCTAGATCACCGAAGCCTTGGGCTCCTTCCGATGGCCGGACAAAGGCTCCTCCTTCACGACGGTTCCCCTCAGGTGATCCACCATCGCGGAACCGCTGGAACCGTCCACGCGCGCCATCCCCAGTTTCGAGAAATGGCGTTCGGAGTCGATCTCGAACTCCTGCCCCGGACGGAACCGGGTGAGCTTGTACCAGACCACCTTTGTCGCCCTGACTCGGATGCCCATGCCGCTATCCTCCTAACTAGCTGATGGTGATGTTGTCCGGGTAGGCGACGTTGTTCTGGATGCCGGTCTGCTCCATGAGCGAGGCCGTCACCGTCGCCGTGCAGCCGCCGGTCACGGTGTAGTTCAGGCGGGTGTACCGCTCGAACGACGTGGTGGGCGGCACCTGGATGATGTACCGCGTCCCCGCCGCATCGCCGCTGGTGATCGTGGCGCTCCCCAGCGTGGTCGCGCTGGAGAAGCTGGAGTTGTCGTCCGTCTGGAGGGCCACGGCGTAGCTGCCGCCGCCCGCCGCCGCCACGTCCAGCGTGATCAGGACCGCGAGGGGGCACCCGATCCCCAAGTCCCGGTCGGCCTTGTGGTCGATCAGGTTCGTGGAGGCCGCGGTGCCGGAGAGCGCCTGGGCGCTCGAATACAAGTGCTGGTCGTCGATGATCATCTGGTTCTTCTCCTTCTTCTTCCTTCGTTCCGTCAGGGTTAGGACACCAGTGCCTCGGATTCGGTCAGCTGATCGCAAAGCCTGACCGGGATGCCCCGGAAGGACATCTGCCGCTTGCCCGCGACCTCATCGTACTTGAGCTGGCCGCCCGACTGCACGTCGTCCCGGCTCTGGATGTCGAGCATCTGGAACACGGTGCGGTTCATGTAGAAGACCGGCTTGCAGGCGTCGAGGTCGGGGATGCGGTGCGTGGCCTTGATCATCAGGTCGAACAGGTCGGCCGCCGAGGACTTCGCCACGAGGTTCGAGATGTCGATGTTCGCGATGCGGACGACGTAGCGCGGGTCCTCCAGCGCGATGCCGCATTTCCAGGTGAACCAGTGACGATACACCCGGCTTCTGGCGGTGCCAAGGCCGGTGGCGACTTCCGCCGTCTCCTCGCCCACGTACTCCGACTTGAGGCCCGCGGCGGTGCCCTTGGGATAGATGCCGTAGACCTTGTTCAGGCCCCAGCCCACCAGGTAGATCGAGGAGTTGTCCGCGCCTGAGCCGCCGCCCAGGACGATGTGATCCCCCGTGGCCCCGGAGGTCGAGGCGTACCGCACGGCGAGCCCGTTGAACTCCTTGGGTGCCGTGGAGGCGTTGCCGTAGAACAGCGTCCCGGCGAACTCCTGCCCCATCGCCTCGATGTGCGGGTGGATCTGCTCGGCAAGGACCGCCTTCGGGTTGCCGCCGATCTCGGCCAGCAGCTTCTCCACCTCCACGAGCGCCTGCATGATGCCGCAGGCTTCCACGCTCTGCGCCGAGGTGGCGATGGTCGGAGTGACCGATCCATTGACGCCAACCCACGTCGGGGTCGGCAGGCTGGTCCGCTGGACGGTCTGATGCCCCGTGTCGAGGTTGCCTTCCTTCCACGGGATGTCCATCACCACCTTGTTCGTCTGGTCGAGGATCTCCGCCACCATCGCGATCTTGCCGCTGGGGTCCTTCATCTTCGCGATATCAGAGAGGGTCAGGAGGGACGCTCCGAGGGTCGCCATGTGATTCTCCTTCGCTTCGTGGCGGGAGGAGGCGTATCACGCTGGCGCGGCCCCCGGCTTACTTGGGGGCGGGGCTCAACTTGCGTACACCCGCCGTTGGTCGCTTCTAAGCCTGTCCTTCTTGCTCCTTCAGCACGGCCTTCAGGGCCGCGACGATCCCCTCCAGGTGGCGCAGGATGATGACGAGGGCGGCGGCCTTCATTCACCAAGCCCCTTCCTCTTCAAGACCTCCGCATCGTCGAAAAGATCCTCCAGGCTGCGCGGCTTCGGGGCCGCCTGGGTCGCCGCCGAGGGGAGGACCACCCTGTCCCCCTGCATGGCTTCCCCGATGGCCCGAAACATCTTGAAAAGCTCCGGGTGATTCCCGAAGCCGGTGGCATTGAGAAGCTGCCTGAGTTCCGCCGAGGCGAAGCGGTTGACCGCCTGCCTGGCGAACTTGGCCGACTCCTCGAACTTCTCGCCGCCCACCACAGGATCCTTCTTGACGATCTCCACCCAGTCGTTGACCGCCTTGAGGTGGGTCGCCTGCTGGCGCTCCGCGAACGACAGGACCGCCTCGTCCTCCGACTCCAGCACCGCCTGTGCCTGCTCCTGCGAGAGTCCTCGGGCCTTCGCAAAGGCCGCGATCTTCTCGGCGCGCTCGGCCGGCAAGAGGGAGCCTTCGGGGATCTTGAGGATGATCGGCGTTTCAGCCGACTTCCCCTGACCCTCCGGGGACTCGGGGGCCCCATCGGGAGCCTTCACCTTGTCGCCCTCCGCATCGACCAAGAGCGTCCCCTTGGCCGTGGCTTCCGGGCTGTTGGGTTCCGCCTTCCGGGCTTCCGCAGCCGGGGCCGGGCTCGCCGCGGCCTTCGCGGGAGCGGCCGGAGCCTCAGCCGCCGCGGGGGCCTGTCTGGCCTCCGGTGCCGAGGGTGCCTGCTGGGTCGCCGTCACGTCAGCCATGTCTTTCCTCCTCCGTTTTGCAGGAATCCATGAGTCGAATCAAGCCCTTGGGGTCGGCGTCCTCGATGTCCGCGATCAGTTCCAGGCCCACGGACCTTCTCCCCTCCAGGTAGTGGATCTGCTCCGAGGGGGCCATGACGGATCGGAACACCCCGCATGTCCCCAGCACCATCCATAGGACGTTGCGCCCCTGCGGGTGCCCCAGCAGGAGCTTGAGATCGTCGAGGTAGCGTTCCCGGGCGCTCTTCGCCCGATCCCCCGCCCGCCTGACCTGCGCCTCGTCGGATGCGTTCCGGACGGCCTGTTTCTGAGGATGGCTCACGACTTGAGCCCCTTGGCCGCCTCGCGGCTCGCCCGCCTGATCTCGAGGCCAGCCGGGCACAAGGGCGCGTGGTCTTCCGGCCTCACCGACTTGGCCGTGCAGATCCGGCTCCGTGCGCACAAGTTGGCGACCACGATCCTTCTTAGCTCGTAGATCTCCCCCGCCAAGACCTTCACCGTGCGCCCGGCTTCATTGGCCGTGGCGTTGACGCTCAGGCTTGCCGAGTCCGTGCGCGGAAGGGTTCCGCCGTCATCCCCCATGATCTTCCTCCTACTGTCCGGACTCTACCCGTTCCGGCGCGGCGCGGGAAGCCGTTGCTACCGCCTGCCGACGCGGACGGCATAGGTGCGGTACTCGAAATCCCCCCCCTCGGGGGCGGTCCCGCCTCCGGCTCCGAACCAGTCGGACGGCTGCCACCAGTAGGACGCCCACGGATTCGCCATCCACCAGTTCATTGTCTACGCTCCGTAAGTCGCGGAAGTACGGTCCCCCGAGGAATTCGCTGTGCCCGTGATCTGGTCCTGCGTGTCCGAGAGGTTCCTGAACGCGGGCGCTGCGGGGCCTCCGCTCACCTTGCCGGCCGTCGCCGCCGCGATGATCCTGAGAATCCTTCCGGCGTCGAAGCCCGCCTCCAGCAGCGTATCCCAAACCGCATCCCCGACGTTCGCCGTCGTCAGGCCGGTCCCGGTCACCACGATGTCGATCTCCATGTTCCCGTAGGCCGCGATGGTGGCGTCGAGGTCTCCCGACCCGAGCAGCGAGGCCACCATGTTGCCCAGCCCCGTCATGGAGGCCGCGAGGCTGCCCGTCCCCGTGAGGGACACCGAGGCATTCAGGTGGCCCACGATGGTCGCCGTCAAGGTGCCGCTCCCCGTCATGGCGACCGCCATGCTGACGGCGAGCGCAGCCGTGGCATCGAAGTCCCCCGAGCCGGTCAGGTCCAGTTCCATCGGTGCCGTGGGGATCAGGTCGAAGGAGATATCCCCCTCCCCGGTGGCATCCATGAGCATGGCCCCGCCCACCAGCGGGAGAACGAGGTTCGCCGCGGTGCCGACCGTCGCCTCCGGGATGCTGGACGAGTCCTCGATGTTGTCGTTGCCGAAGTAGGAGATCCCCATCTGGGGGCGGAACGCCTGATGGCGCATCGAGAGATAGCCCGTGTGGTTGACGGGCTGGAACCCGATGATCGTCCGGAACGTCGCCGGGTAAAGCGCCATGCCCTAGTCCCAAACGGTTTCCACGTGCCCGACGAAGGTGGTGCTGGCCGCCGTGGCCGCGCCCGCCACGAGGATGAGTCCGAGGCAGGCCCCGTCCGCGATGATCGGCATCGAGGGGATCTGACTCACCATGTCCTTGTTGTGGTAGAGCGACTGGACGCCTATGGGGATCTCGATGACGGGCTTCGCCAGCACCAGCGCCCCCGTGCCCGTGTTGGCCGCGGAGAAGGTGACGGAGGCGACGTTGCGGACCCCGTAATCCCCGCTCGCCAGCGGCAGGAAGGGGCCATAGTTGTTCGCCGCCACCCCGGAATGACTGATGTGCCCGACGATGGCCGAGGCCGTCATCGCCACCGTCACCGGGAGCGAGTTGCCCGTGTTCCCGTCCTGATCGGTGTACGAGAGCGCGATGTTCTGCGCGGTGGCCCCGGCGGCGCTCGTCTGGACCCAGTAGAGCCTCAACCCCTGCCCGTTGGTCGCCCGGAGGGAGGGGGTTCCCGAGAGCGTCTGGGCGCTCGTCGTGTTGTTCGAGATGCCCGGCCAGTACCCCTCGATGTCCACAAGAAGAAGGGTGGAGGGAACCCCCGTGGCCGCCGTGGAGGCGCACCCCATGTTGATGAGGTTCTTCACGTCCGTCGACACGTTCCCGCCGTGCCGGATGCCGAAGATCTGCGTCCCGTTCCCCGTCGACTCATCGCACTCCGTGAACGTCAGCGACGTCCCGGCCCACGCATTCGCCACGGGATGCCCGGCGAGGTTCGTCATGTCGTAGGACCGCCCCGCCGTGTAGGCCGAGCTGCCCGTGATCTTGTTCCAGTCCGTGCGCCAGCGCTGCCCTGCCGCCAGCGCCGCCATGAGCGAGTTGAGCGAAGTGATGGCCATGTCTTACCCCCAAGCAAAAACGGCGTATCCGAACGTCGCCACCGTCCGTGACGAGCCGTTGGGCATGTAAAAGAACCCGAGCCACGCCCCGTCCTCGATCACGGGGAGATGGAACGATGAATGCTGGGCGATATCCTTCACCGCGTAGACCGTCTGGGTGACCCCGGCCAGGCCGCCGTTCCAGACGATGCCCTCGATGGGCTTGACGAGGTAGACGGCCCAAAGGCCGCCCGGAGCGGTGGAGAACTGAAGGGACGTCACCCTCTTGATCCCCCTTCCGTCCACCGGGAGATACAGGTTGCCCGTGCCGGTCCCCGCCGTCTCCATCGACCACGCCGCCTTGCCCGACCCGAACAGGGTCGTATAGACGGTCATGCTCTTGGCCTCATCGTCGGCGTTGACGTAGTTGATGGCCGCCGGTGACCCCGCCGCCGCAGCGGGCGCGACGTGGTTCACCAGCACCGCCCGGACCCCGATCCCGTCGGTGTACCGGGGAAGGCTGTCCGTGTTGTCCATGACCTGCGCGTCGGTGTTGTCCCCGTCGATCAATGGGTACACCCCGAGGAGGTCGTACATCTGGTACGCGACCGTCAACTGCCCCGTACTGCTCGGCGTGGTGTACACCGCCATCGAGACCAGATGCCTCTTGTGGGACGCGCTGATCCCCGGGAAGTAGATGGCGTCATTCCTCGCCGCCGTGAACGGCGTGAAGGTCAGCGAGTCCCCGATCCGGGCGTCGTAGGCGGGTTGCCCGGAGGCGAAGGACCAATCCTGCCAATGGGAATCCCCGGTGGACCCGGCGTTTTTCTGGAACCTCTGGAGATGCCAGCGCCCCTGGGTGAAGGCGTCCGCCAGGTCCTTCGTCCCGGCGATGGCCATCAGATGCTCCTCCCCGTGAGGGCGCACAGGAACTGCCTCAGGGTCATCTTGAGCTTGATGCAGCCCCTCTGGAAGGCCCCCATCCCCTCCAAGGCCCCCTTCCCCCGGAGCGTCACCTTGCGATTGGCCCAGATGGGGGCATGGACGTGCGTACAGGAGAACTCCTTGCGCGGCTCGACCCCCTCCCCCAGCACCGTCACCTTGACCGGGGCCTCGCACACGGAGCAGGAGTACAGCGGCGGGAAGTCCCCCAGCATGGCTAGCTCTCCGTGATCGTGATGTTCCCGACCGGGAAGCGCGGCTGGATCTGGTTCGACACCGCGATGGGGGCATTCAGGTCCCCATAGTGGAAGATATCCGCCGCCCCGGTGCCCTTGCCTGTCGCCGCCGAGGTGATGGTCGCCCCGGTCACGCCGCATTGTGGGGCCTCCACGGCGGTGGCGTTGCTGATCGCGCCTCCCGACGGTGCGCTCCAGTCCGTCGTGTTCCGGTCGAGGGAGGGCCGGACGTAGTTCGTGTACGTCGTCTCGTTCGACGACAGGTCGCTGGAGGCGTTGTAAGACGCCGTGGCGAGGGCGATGTAGATGTCCGTGATGGGCGAGGCCGCCGCGTTATCGGCAATGTTGGCGATGGCGACGCCACGGTACCACAGGTTCAGGATGTTGTTCGCCGTGGTGGTCGATTTGGGCATGGCTTTCTCCCGGGCCTACAGGCCCCTGCGGATCTCCGCAAGCTGATCCTTCACCGCCTTGAGCGCCCCGCGCCTGGCCTCCAGCTCCTTCCCCAGCGCCAGCGCCTCGGCCTTCATCCCCTCGATCTCCTTGCGGACCTCCACGGCGGCGGCCCTCGCCTCCGACATGATCTTGTCCGCTCCGGCACGGGCGGATGCCAGCATGGCCTCCCCCTTGGCCACGCGCTCCGCGCAGGCTTCCTCCCCCATCCGGCGCCCGTCCTCGGCCGCCTTCCTCCCTTCCTCCTTCGCCTCGTTGAGGCGGGAGATGACATGCTCAAGCTCCTTCAACGCCTTGTCCCGGGCGGCTTCCGCCTTCGTGCGGGCCGCATCGGCATCCGCCTTCGCGTTGTCCAGGCCGTCGAGCCCTTCCAGCGCGTCGGCAAACTCCATCACCGCCCGGTACTGGGCCGACAGCGCCCGCACCGCCTGGATCCTGTCCGTCCATGCGCCCATCGTCTACACCCTCCTGTTGGCGACGACACTGATCGTCACCGAAGTGACCGACCCCGAGGACACCCGGGGCCTGATGTACCTCGTCGGCTGAAGGATCAGCCTGAGCCCGGCCGACGTGAAACTCAAGGCCGTGGCCGCCTGGTCCGTCAGCGTCACATAGTTGGTCCCGTCGTTGGAGCCTTCCAGCACGACGGTCGCCCCGTTGAACGTCCCGGCCATCTGCACCGAGCGGTCCGACGCCGCAGGCATCTCGAAGGGGTCCCCCGTCTCCCCGGCCGTGAACGTCCAGCCCGCCGTGTGCGTCCTTCCGCCGCCGAAATGCTTGAGATAGGAATCCGTCAATGTCGTCGCCATACTCTATCTCCTCATACCGCAGGGCCCACGGCATTCGCCGCCGCCGCGTCCACCATCCTGGTCAGCGCCGTATCCTGGTCCATCTGGATCGACCCGAGCACCTGCGCCGCCTTCACCTGCCCGGCCATCGCCTGCGCCTGCTGGGCCTGCGCCTGCACCCTCCCGCGCTCCTCCCGGATCACCGCGACTTCATCTTCGTCCACGAGGATCGACTGCGGGACGCCCGTGATCTCCGCGTACTCGTCGATCATCGCATCCACGTCCACTTTGTCCAGTACCGCAGGATTCTGGGTCTGCTGCGCCACCTGCCCCACGAACGTCGCAAACCGTTCGATCCCCGCGAGGCCCACCAGCCTCTGAGCCTTCGCCATCACGGACTGATACTCGACCGGCAAGGCGAGCCCCTGGATCTCCTCCGGCGCCTCCTCAAGCTCCCCACGGGCCGCGAGGATCTGGAAGCCGATCTCGATCAGCGGGTCGAAGAGGTCGTCGTTGAGCTGCTCGAGCACCGGCCCGAGCATCAGAAGCTTCTCCTGGTGCCGCTCCTCGACCTCACGGGCCGTCATCTGTTTGCCGAGGATCCCGTTCCCGGAGCCCTGGGTCAGCATCAGAAACAGGCTCGTCATGAATGCGTCGTGGATGCGCCGGCGGGTCTCCTCCTGCTTCTGGGTGACGTTCCCGAGATTCGGGCTGATCTGGTAGATGGGCCTCAGCCCGTCGCCCTGCCCTCGGGAGTCATAAAGCGTCAGGTCTCCGGGAAGCACGGAGGTCTTCACGCTCCTCAGGCTCGACGGCCCAACGAGCGGGGGATTGATCTCCTTCTCGATGGCCTGGAGGATCCGCTTTTCGACGATCTGTAGCTGCTTGATGTCGGCCAGGGCCGTCATGCCCGGGCAGTTCGTCCCGTAGACGTCCTCCCCGGTGACCTCCCAGCGGGGGGCCAGGACGGGGAACCAGTCGTATCCGGACTCCCTCAGGAACTTGTCCTCCCCTCCGGGGTTCAGGTACGAGCCGCCTCCATGTCCGATCTTCGAGCTCGCCCCGCCCGTCTC